TAAGGAGTCATACGACTTTTGTATGACTCCTTATAATTGTTTATTGTGTAGGCTTGCTTACGACGCCGTACAAATTACGTTGGCATCGATTGCCGGTACTGCCGTAATGGTTGCCTTAATGGTCGTCGGGCCAGTCGCCCCGACAAACGTTACCAATCCAGCGGCGTCCACTGTTGCCGCACCCACGGCAGATGAAGCAAATGTCAAATCGGCCACTGGTGGGATAAAGGACGCGCCACTTTGCGGTACGGCTCTAACGACCAATTGCTTTGTTTGTCCTGTCGTTAATCCGAAGTCACCACCCTCAATTGCGAGAGCAACAACACTGTCATACCAGTTGGTGTTGTATAGAATTTCTTTGATGCTGGCATAGGTAGGCTCATCACTACAACCCACGATTGCATCGTTAGAAGCAATTGCTCTAGCCATCAGAGGCGTTGAAGCAACACCATCGGGCGTCATGGAAATAGTGAATGCGCCGTTGAGGGATGCGCGAGGAACTTCAATTTGAACTTCTCCGATAATGTTCGTTGATGCATCACTGGAAGCCAGTTGTGCAACGAGAACGAGGCGGAGAGTAGCAGGAATGAAGTTGGATGGAATGGTCAGAGAACTAGCGGCGGCGTCTAATGCATAATAACGCACGCATACCACTTCGTTTTCAGCGCCACCAGCAAGGGTGAATGCGCTTCCGGTGAATGTTACTTTTGTAGTAACGCCATCAGATTGTGTCACCCAACCATAAAGTGTGGTTCCGGTCACAGCCAGAGGGGTTCCGACAACGGTTCCACCACCACCAGCGGCTAGGGTTACGTTCTCTTCGGTGTAAATATTTGCACCGGTAGCAATAGTTTGACCCACCTGCTGTGCAAGGAAGTCAAGGTTCCATTGTGCGTCAGAAATATTCAATGTCATCTCTGCTGTGTGGTAATAAATGTATTGCAATTGATTGCCACGTCCAGCGCGAACATCGGTATTTCCCAACGTTGTTTCAATGGATGTATCAAGCATGGTTTTACCAAACAGAACCAAGTTCATATTATTATCATATGCATAAATGTCTGCGGTAGAAACTAGAAACTTTCTAATAGCCATAGTATTTTTTATCCTCCGTTATTTTTTTTGTCTTCAAAATTCATCTTTCTTTTCATGGAATCAAATTCTACTAATCCGTCAAGCGCATCTGGTTTTATTTCTTTCAGCCAATGTTTTATGAATGATTTGTCTTTGAATTCTACCATGCCAGACATGGAAGCTTGAAGAAAGATTTTATAATGAATAAGCATGTCAGTTCTTTCAATGGCTTTTGTGAATTTACGATATGACATATCGTAAACCTGTTCTAAAGGAATTCCGGTTGCTATTGATACGGCAACCATCTGGTCTTCCAGTCCAGCCATTTTATTCCCCCTCGATGTTATCCTCTTTCCTTCCTCTATCTTGTCCCTTATTTCTTTCTGTATTGTATAATCAGGAACTTCAATAAGATTCTGTTCTATTATGATGTCCTTTATATCTTCAAACTCGGAAGCATTGATTTCAACATTCCCGATTTTAAGAAAGGTTTTTCCTTTAGCATCCTTAGATACAGATATCCTTTCCATGTCAGTTTTCGTACATAAATAAAACAGACCGTACAGTTTCTCCAAGTTATTATTTTCATTATCGGCTCCATCTATGATGAAATCCAAATACGACATGGATATAACTTTAGGGTCTGGTAAACTATTTTTATCGATTAGCAAGCATTCAACTGAGAAACCAAAGAACAGGTATTCTTTCAGTTTTATTGGATATATTTTCAATCCCTTATACTCACAAGGCTCATCAAAAGCAAAATTAGTCTGATATTGTTTTATATTCATCATTAATTCTGCTTGGTCGCCAGAACAATTCTTTTACCGGCATAGGGTATCTGTCCAGATTCTCTTGCTCCGGTTTGTTTTGTGGCAACACCGTTGAGATACAATCTGCCAAGTCCTCCAATGTTGAACCCATTAAAAAGGCTCACCAATTCTTCCACTATCACGTCCACCCTTGTAGTGTAATTGGATAGCGTATCTATACGATAGTGAGAATATATATCAAACGTTATGACGGCGGTGTTTATTGTTCTATTATCTGAAACGATTCCCGAAGGAAATATTCTCAAGATGCACGCTTCATGAACCCACGCATCCGGTTGTTTTTCAGATATGAAAACACGGTAAAGTGTTTCATCGGGTTCACCGCCATATATCAAAGAGCGTTTTTCATTTAAGCTTGTATTCGGCTTGTTCCACGCATCCTTATCATTGTAGTATAGTAGCTTCCATATGGTCTCATTGTTGTCCAACAGGTGTTGTACGGCATTATATGAAAATTGACTGAACCCCGTAAGTTTTGAATATCCTTCTCTACCGTATTGTTCGATTATTTGAGGCATATTACCACGCACCCTTCAGTGTTATTGGGATATTAATTGAATGTATTCCAGATGTTGCTAACACACTCAGGTTATTCCCGTTAACGCGTTGAATATTCTTAATCCAAAACGTGTTTCCAGATAGCACATTATATCTAAAGCTGTTTGACGAAATACCGTTGTCGGTCAACGTATACGTAAACACGTCGGGCTGTGCCAATCCGTTGAGATAAAGAGTCGTTGTGAATATTTGCTCTTCGCCTTCGTATACAAAGTCCAAGTTGGGACTTATTACAACGGAATAATTGCTTGTTGGTACAAGCACTACGTCTACAACGCACACGTCAAAGACGGATGAATTTTCAGTCATAGAGCATGTTATAGTTGTGTCGCCAGCACCAATTGCCGTTATCACTCCAAACGAATCAACTGTGGCAACCAACTCATTGCTCGAAGTCCAAGTCAAAGACCTGCTTACAGTCGAGCCATTCTGTTCAAGAGTCGCAATCAAGGAATACGAATCTCCGTCAGCCATGGTGAGCGTTCCGGCGTCTAACCCAAGTGAGTAAACGTTCTCAAAAGCATCAGCGATGCCGTTGACAATATCATCGGTGTCTTCATTTACTTGGTTGGCAAGCATGGAAATGCGTAACAATCCCACACTCGTGTTATCAGCCGTTAGCCTATTGTCGTGGTTGTTGATTCCACCACCCTGAACCTTAAAGCCATTCCAATTCGATGAATTTCCAAACAAAAATCTCTTGCTTGGTCTTATCTTATTGGATACCGTATTGAACTGAGCTATGACTTCCAAGAAGCCGGACGGTTGAACAAGCGACGCTCCACCGGTGGAATAATCTCTTGTTTCTTTGATGAGATAGTCTACAACACATGGTTGAGTATAAGTTACTCCAGTATCATAATCCTTCCATCTCAAGAAGTTGTTGCATCTTCTGACAACGCAAGTTGTTGCGATACCCTTGATGGTTTCGGAGTTTGTAACAATCCAGTAGTTATCATCGAACTGGAACATTGTTCCCAATCCAGGCGGGTTAGTATTAGAGCGAAATAGGATTCTCTTATAATCGTCTCCAACTGAAACCCCCGTTTTACCATCAAACAATCTAGTTATTCTAACGCTGACGTCTTCATATGCTTGTGAAGCGTAGGGTATTTCCATTTGGATGGTGAATAAATCGGATGCAACATTAAAATCCACGTCCATCATTTTCTGAAAATTGCTAACAAGCTCTTGGTTGGGAGTTCCATGCATACTAAGACCAGCGTTTGTAAACGTATAAGGCATTTTATCCTCCCATTAAAGAAATTGTCCTACAATCCATGACTGCCAATCGTTATTTTTATATTCATAGTCAATCAGCAATTGGGAACATTCTTCTCTTAATTCAGATAGAACGTCTTGTTTGCTTTTTGTGTTTTGAGCCTCACTATAATGTTTGAAGTCGTGGTCAGTTATGTTCCATCTCATTTGCAAAATATCCTTCAGTTCTTTTGCAAGCCATTCTTTTACCATTAATTTTGATAAAATCTTCTTGTTATCTACAGACATTTCATAATTAAAAGTCAACAGAGAATCATCCCTGTCTTCTAAATCTTGAGTACAGGGATAGAACTCTGGAATGGCTAAAATCATGAAACCCGTAAGGTAAGTATTTAAATTTGCTTCTCCATCCCCATTATTATACAAGTCCATAAGACGATAGTCTTGGACTTGCATAAGAAAGAGGTCGAAGATGTCGGTATATGGGGTATTAGCCATCAAGCCTCCCAATTAGTTTTTATTTGACTTCCTCTTCTTCTCGCATTATTTCCTGAGCTTGTCTAGCTTTTTCCGTAATTTTTACACCAGACACCTTTTCAATTTTTGCAATAAGATTATAATCAACAAACTCTTCGTCTCTTATTCTTCTAATTAAAACAGAATTGATGAAATCTTGCTGTGTTTCATTAGCACTTTCATACAATTCAAGAGCATCCACCCCCATGTCGAGAATTTGGTCAAGTTTTTCTTTTGTCAAGATTTTAGAATATACTTCAGAAAGACCATGTTTACGCACGACTCTCTCATCAAGAATATAGAAAAATCCCTTTTCAACAAATGTTGGATGGGTATCCATCATTCTAACTAAATCGTTGTATGAAACTCTTCTTGTGTCTCCGAACTTGGGCATGTTTATGACTCTTCCTTTTCCATAAGGTTCTGTAGAAAGGGTTAGAGACATCGGACAAATGTTCATAATCGTAATATATTCATCAGCTAAAATAGCGTCATCACGTCGAACACTTGGTTGGTTTGTTTTTTTGGTAGCCATTCTCTCCTCAAATTGTTTTGTATCATGAGACCCTGTTTTTTAACAGGGTCTCATGATTATAATTTTTCTTATCTAAAACCTACGCGAGTGTGATTACA